AGCAGGAGTCATTATAGCGAAATTGAAATCGCCTGGGTCTATTATCAACAATGTGATGCAGAATATAGCTGGTATTAAGCGTTCCCTTTTGAAGGAGGCTGTTGTTGGGAATGTAATGAATATCGGAATAGACGAAAATATCGAATCCATGAATTTGCAAAACATAGATACGTCAGCACGATCAGCAAGAAAAAACATACTTGAAAATATAGCAGCAGCAGCAGGTATGCCAGCAAAATTGGTGAATAGCGAAACATTGGCGGTCGCCTTTGCTGAGGGTGAGGAAGATGCGAAAGCTATAGCACGCTTCATAGACAAGCTACGTGAATCTATGCAGCCTTTATATAATTTCTTCAATCGTGTTGTTCAATTTAGAGCTTGGAATACAGAGTTTTATAAGACAGTTCAAGATGATTTTCCTGAAGAATATGGTAAGAAAACATTTAATCAAGCATATACGGAATGGCAAAATCATTTTATTTGTACATGGCCCAGCCTGTTGACAGAGCCAGATAGTGAAAAAATCAAGGTTGCAAATGTAAAACTTAGAGCCATTATCTCTATGGTACAGATGTTTGGAGAGATGTGTGACCCAGATAACAAGACTAAGTTGATTGAATGGGCCGCAGATAATACGAATGATATGAAGGTACTATTCCCGCATCCATTGCTTATAGATGCTCAAGCAATGGCTAAATATGCTGAGGAAGAAAAAGAAGAAGAAAAGGAAAATGAAAAATTAGGAATTAAAAAGCCTAATGGTTCTGGTGATGGTAAGAAGAGTTTTGGTGGCAAGGCTGGAATGATGGGTGGTGGTTCTGGGGTTAGTGTTTCTAAATCTGATTCTTTAGATGAGGCTGTAGTTGATTATCTTAGTGAGGTTGAAATCAGAAAAGCGAGACATTTGCAGCCTAAACATGTAATTGAGGCACAAACATGAGTCCGCTTGTCTTAATTCTTGTTGTCATCCTTGTTATAGTTCTTCTTGGAGGTTATACAGGAGGAACTTACATTCGTCAAGTTCCTTACGGTTATGGATTTGGAAATCCAGGAAATATCGTTGTTACCATACTTGTCATAATTCTCATTGTTTATTTGCTTAGGATGAGTGGATTGTTTTGATGGAGCGCAACAATGCCATGTGATCCTGAGAAGATGAAAAAGCTAGATGCAATGATGGATGCATTTTTAGCTGGTCGTCGTAAATCTGATGCGTTCGAGGAGGCGCACCATCCGCGTAATGCTGGTGGAACATTTACAGTTGGAGAAGGAAAGGAGCCTGAAGAAAAAGGCGATACGCAGATGGATCCTGGAAATTTGAGTAAACGCGATCCGCTGTAATGGAGACAATTCATGCAGCCGGGATCTTATTTATCACCCCTGACAAGAGGTCATTATTTCTTAAACGTAGCGAATACGGAAATTTTCCTGGATTTTACGATCTACCAGGTGGAAAACGGGAAGATGGAGAAACATTACCGGAAGCCGCAATTAGAGAATGTGCTGAAGAAGTTGGATTCCGCCCTTCTGGAGAATTATTTGAAATCTCTCGTAGAATAAATACCCAAGAAGGTGATGACCAAAATCCAACTAAAACTGTAGATTATACCACATATGTTCAAGAAATAGATGAAGAATTTACACCTCCTAGATTAGATGAAGAGCACTTATCTTTTAAGTGGGCGAAACTAGATGATCCACCAGAACCATTACATCCTGGCTTGGTCGTAACATTAAAGAAATATTTTTCTGATGAATTAGGTATTGCCAAATTAATGCAGGAAGGTGAGTTAACCTCACCACAATATTATGCTAATCTTGCTTTGTTTGATATTAGAATAACTGGCACTGGTTTATCGTATCGAAGTGGTATCAAGGAGCATGTGTGGCGCGACAAAAGCATTTATCTTAATCAAGAATTTCTTGAACGTTGTAATGGTTTACCTGTTATATTTGAGCATCCTGGAAGCTCAACACTTAATACTAAAGAGTATATGGATCGTAATGTTGGTTCTGTATTTATTCCTTATATTAAAGGTGAAGAAATTTGGGCAATCGTCAAGATATGGGATGAACATGCCGCCAAATTGATGGAAGAAAACCAATTATCTACTTCTCCATGTGTAGTTCTTACTGGAGAAGATAAGAAAATAAATTTGAAAGACGGAAACAAATTACTGATAGAAGGAAAGCCAAAGTTACTAGATCACATAGCAATTTGCTTTGTGGGTGTTTGGGATAAAGGAAAACCGCCTTCGGGCGTTTCAACAGTGACCGCAGGAGATTTGGTTATGGCAGACGACGATAAAGCTGCGGCGCTTGAAGCCGCTCGCAAGGCCGATGCAGAGAAAGCCAAAGCAGATTCAGACAAAGCTATTGCTGATGCTGTAGCAAAAGCTAAGGCTGATTGGGACGAAGAAGACAAGAAGAAATCAGACGCGATGAACGCGAAAATGGATGCAGTGATGGCTGCATTCGCAGACGATGCCAAGCGGCGTGCTGACAAGCAGGCCAAGAAGGATGCTCAGCGCGCTCGTCGAGATATGGATGAAAAAGAGCGTGAAAAAGCAGATGCAAAGGCCAAAGCTGATGCAGAAGCCAAAGCAAAAGCTGATGCTGAAGAAGAAGAAAAGAAGAAGAATGATGCCGCGGCCAAAGCCAAAGCAGATGCTGAGGAATCTGTCCGCAAGCGCATTGCTGATGTCGAGGCACGTTTACCCAAGCAAATGACCGATGCTGACTATGCAGCTATGGCAGATGCTCAGGTTACGGCCGATAAAATCTATATGATGCATGGTGGACGTGCACCACGACCTCTTGATGGAGAACGGCTGATCGCTTATAGACGGCGATTGGCTACGCAACTGAAAGAGCATTCACGCGCCTGGAAGGACATTGATCTTAGTGTCATTGCAGACGATGAAAAGAACATCGCATTTAGCAATGTTGAAAGACAGATTTATGCTGATGCGACAGAAGCTGGATTGCATCCAATCGCACCTTCTGAAGATTTCCTTCGTGAAATCGTGAATGAGGATGTTACTGGTCGAAAGATCTCTACATTCGTTGGGCGACCATCTGCTTGGATGGGACAATTTGCGTCCAATAAGCGCAAGTTGGCAGGTATCAGAAACTCGTAATTGGCGCCTCAGCGCTTAGGAGGACTTGACTATGGTCGCTAATTTAACTATGAATCCCATCCTTACAACCAATGCTGCGGGTACATTCACTGTCACCTTTGATGGATATATGCAAGGGATGGCAATGGATGATCCCGCTATGCGGAATCAACTAACTGGCGGCTTGTTAGCTGAATCGGAAACATTGCCGATGTTTGGTGGTATTCCGATTACTGAGAGTATTCCGGCGCCAGTAACTGCGGGAACTCCGCCTAGAACTTTCACACAAGATCCTGCATTGAATACAATCATCACACGCGCTACGTCGGCTGCGGATATGACTGGTATTAGCGTGTTCAATCAAAATCACGCTGCAATCAATACGCCGCAAAGTCAGGTACCTCAGGCTCTGTCCGGTATGATCGTCATGCTTTACAGGTTTGGAAGTCTTGCGCGTATTCCTTTGGCTGCTGATCCAGCACTCATCGCAACTCTTGCAGGCATTATTATTTCGCCCACTGCACTTTTGTGGGATGTAACCAATCAACGGATCACGAGTGCTGCTGCTGGTGGTGTTGGAATTGCACTTCCAGTATCAACCAAACTCATCGGTTTTAATGCCGGCAACTCGATGACAGTTCTTTTTGATCCGGTTACTGGATACGCTAACTGGAATCGTCAAGGGGACGCCGTTCTTCTTCAGATCTAATCCAACAAAACCTCTAGCTGTAGGGTGAGACTCAAATGCCTGGTATTTCTCCGTCTTTCACAATTGTGAATCCGTCATTCGTTGAGCCGGGCATTATCTTGCCATATGCTCAGGCTTCTGGCGCCTTCGATACTTTGGCAGAAGGCGATCCTCTTGTCAGACTTGGAGATGGTGATCTCTACGTTTATATGAAACGTCTTGACGTTCGCACACGCATGGCTGCTGGACAAGCATCATACAACATGCTTCCTAGCGTTAGTGTGGCAATGTCGATGATTAGCACATCTAGCTATAATATGCGGGTGCGCGCGGAATACGATCATCATGATACCTCGGCAATGGGAAATTGGGGTGTCAATATTGTTGAAGCCCAACGTTTGGGTATGCGACAAGGTCATTTCCAACTTGCCAGAAACGCTTTGCTATACGGATTGAATCCGTTGCTTGGCGAAGGTCTCATCAACGCACAGGGCGCCACAAGCGT